ATAAACATTTACGAGCAAGGCGGGGTTAACCCGGAGCAAATTAGGAGCGAAGTGCTTAGAGCCGAAAGAAAGGCACAGGAAGAATTTGAGGCCAGGCTTAAGGCCTTCCTGGCACAGCAGGGGAGATTGAGCTATGCGTAAATATACAACGGTGCAGGGAGATACATGGGATTACATTGCTTATAAGGTTTATGGCGAGCAGTCAGGTGCGGAATTATATATGCATACGCTGCTGGATGCCAATCCTGCTTATTTGCTTTATGTTGTATTCCCTGCAGATGTTGTGTTGAATATTCCGGATATTCAGGTGGAACTGCCCAAAACGCTCCCCCCGTGGAAGCGAGGCGCGTAGCATGAGCAAGCTAAGGCGTGCGACTTTATCGCTGACATATAACAATGTGAACATCACTGCTGACCTCCAGGATTATCTTATTAGTTTCTCGTATCAGGATAACTCTGACCAAAAGGCAGACGATTTGCAGGTTGTATTGGACGACAAGAAAGGATTATGGCGTACAGGCTGGTATCCCCAAAAAGGCGCCAGACTGACGGCATCATTGATTGTCTATGATTGGGACAGCCCAAATACTACACGCATTTTGCCGTTAGGTTCCTTTGAAATAGATGAGATAGCCTATGATGGGCCACCGGATATCATGACGTTGAAAGGCGTGTCCGTACCGGTTAGGTCTTCGCTCGTAGATGAGACAAAGACGAGAGCATGGGAAGATACCATGCTGTCTGCCATTGCCGGCGACATCGCGACAGACGCACAGCTTGAGCTTATGTTCGATAGCGATTATGACCCGGAATATGACAGAATAGAGCAGTCGGAGGAGGCCGATTTATCGTTTCTTCAGAGGTTGTGTGATAAGGCCGCACTAAGGCTAAAGGTATCAAGCGATAAAATCATAATTTTGGATGACGAGAAATACGATGCGGCCCCCAGTATAGCAACGATAACAAGAGGCACATCCGACATCATCTCCTATTCCTTTTCGTCTTCTATGCGAAAGATATATTCTGCCGCGAGGGTCGAATATCAATCAACTATATGGGAAGATCCGATAACATATACCTTTACTCCGCCAAACGCTCCGCCGACCAAAAAGACTCTCGTCATAAACGAAAGGGTAAGCAGCATAGCCGAAGCGGAAAAGCTGTGCAAAAGGAAGCTGCGCAAGGCCAACGCATCGGAAAATACGGCAAGTATGACCCTATTTGGCAATCCCATGCTTGTCGCCGGGGTCAATGTTTCTTTGGCGGGTTTCGGCAAGTTTGACGGCAAATATGCGATTGAGAGCGCAACGCATTCAGGTCCTGCCTATGAAACAAAGCTGGAGCTGCGCAAGACGCTGGAGGGATATTGATGGATAACATAAAAGGCGTTTTGCGTGTAGGCAAAGTGTCTGCGGTATACCCCGAAAAGGCAACAGCGCGAGTTGTCTTTGAAGCACATAATTTAGTTTCCTACGAGCTTTCGGTGCTCCAAACCCAAACGCTAAAGAATAGAGCTTATTGGATGCCTGATATTGGCGAATATGTTTTGTGCGCCTTTTTGCCTACAGGCAACGCAAGCGGGTTTGTTTTGGGATCTTTATATTCGGCAAACAACGAACCGGATCTCAAAACCAACGACAAGCGGGCCATGCTTTTCGGTGACGGGACATATATCGAATATGACAGGGCGCAGCACCTGTTGACAGTTAATGTACCGGCAGGAGCCGTGAACATAAATGTGAATGGTCCTGTCAATATAGCTGCAACCGGGAATGTCAACGTCACGGGAGATGTAATAGCTGACGGGATAAGTCTAAAGAATCACGTACATCCTGAGAATGACAGTGGCGGCCCAACAGATCCTCCGCAATAGAAGGTGGTTATAGATGATTGGGGCAATAGGCGATGAAAAACTGAATAACATAATTGTTTTTTCTGTATCAAGCGACAAGGTCCTTACGTTTGATAATTTCGAGCAAACTTCCTCAATTAGAACAGGGAAACACGAGATCCATCTGCAGAAGCCTAAGACCGAGTTCTTGGGGCCGGATTTGGATACGATAACCTTTACGATGCGTTTCGATGTAGCTTTGGGCATTAATCCTATGTCGGAAATAGAAAAACTAAGGCTGGTCCAGCGTTCAGGCAGCCCCGTGTCGCTTGTGATCGGCGGGAAAAGCTATGGAGAAAATCTTTGGGCAATAAAGAATTTCAGGAGGACACATAAACAGATAGATAACAGGGGAAATGTACTGGTGGCAGAAGTGAATATTGAGCTGGAGGAGTATATGTGACATGCATGAAATTAGCTTAATAAGCGATGTGAGCAAGATAAATTTTTCGCCTGACACGATTGAAGAAGAAGTTTTGCAGAACGTTAAGACGATCCTCACTACCGTGAAATATTCCGTCCCGCTCGATAGGGAATTTGGCATATCTGCCACTATGCTGGATGATCCCATGCCTGTCGCACAGGCTAAATTAAGCGCCGAGATCGTGGGGGCAATACGCAGGTGGGAGCCTCGCGCAAGAGTGGTTGAGGTGAAATATGAAGGCGACGGTATGGACGGCATATTGAGGCCGAAAGTGAGGTTGGAGATTAATGCAACTTAGCTCGCTGCCTGATATTGCATTTGCAGAAAAGGATTCGAAACTTATAGAAAGCGAAATTATTTCGACTTATGAAAGCCTTGCCGGCAGGACGCTGGCTCCCGGTGATCCTGTGCGCATTTTTTTGCTTGCACTTGCCTCGATCATAATCCAGCAAAGAGCATTGATTGACTTTTCAGCCAAACAAAACTTACTTGCATATGCCAGCGGGGATTACCTTGATCACATAGGCGCTTTATTGGGCGTTGAGCGAATTGCGGCTAAACCTGCCGTTACGACAATAAGATTTACTCTTTCGGAACAGAGACAAGCAGTTACCCCTATCCCTGCCAATACCAGAGTGCGTACCGAGTCGGGCGACATTGTCTTCGCCACAATTAAATATGCGGAAGTGCCTGCCGGGGCATTATTTATCGATGTTAATGCCCAATGCCAAACTGCTGGAGAAGCGGGGAACGGTTTTTTGCCCGGGCAGGTAAAAAGATTAATAGATCCTATCCCTTATGTGGCTTCTGCGGTAAATATCACAGAGACCACAGGCGGCTTGGACATAGAAAGCGACGAATCGCTCAGGGAGCGCATAAGGCTTGTGCCGGAGACGTTTTCTGTTGCCGGGCCTTATAAGGCATACGAATATTGGGCATTGAGCGCGCATCAGGATATAAGCGATGTAGCCGTATATTCTCCTACGCCAGGGCAAGTCAACATATGCGTACTGATGAAGAATGGCGACATGCCTGACGACGAGGTACTGGCTGCCGTTGATGCTATCTGTTCTGCCGATAATAAACGACCTCTTACTGATTATGTTTATGTCCATTCTCCGATTCAAGTGCTTTATTCAATTAACCTAACTTATTACATTAAGAAAAGTGATGCCGTCATGGCGTCATCTATATCTGCGGCTGTAAATAATGCTGTACAAAATTTCGTTGTATGGCAAAAGAGCAAACTTGGCAGAGACATCAACCCGTCCGAACTCAACAGAGTCATCATAAATGCGGGGGCGAAAAGGACAGTTATAACTCAACCGCAATTTAAAGCTCTTGATCCATATCAGGTGGCCAAGGAGACGACTATAACCATAAATTACGGCGGGCTTGAAGATGATTGATATAAAAGAAATCAGCTTACTTGATGTTTTGCCGGAAAATTTAAAGCAAGACGAAGACATGTTCAATGCTGCATCTGCTGTTGATGACAATTTGAAGGGAATTTCAGCAGATATAGAAAAGGCTGTTATTATACCGAACATCGAAAGGCTAAGCGGGCTGATTTTAGATCTGCTGGCATGGCAATTTCACGTCGATCTTTACAATGAAAATTGGATCGACGAAATCAAGCGCAATTTAATAATGCGCTTTGCGGCCTGGCACCAGCTTAAAGGCACCAAGGCCGGCCTTGTCGGTTTGCTTGATGCTCTCGGCTATCATGATATAGAAATCTATGAATATCATGAAGTTAGACAGGCATATATAAATGCAGGCATATTATTTGCAGACGGTACCTGGGATGTTACCAACAATTCACCAAAAATCATTAAAAGAAGCATTGACGTAGTCGGATTACCGGATATTCCTCATTGGGCCAATTTCGCAGTTAAATTTGATCTGGCAGAGATGACTTATTCCCAAGCCTTAAGCGATATCAGATGGGCTATAGATGAAATGCGACCCGCTCGGGCCTGGCCATTATGGTTTTATGTGATAAAAGCTGATCTCGATATGCGGCTTCTGATGCAATGCATCATGCAGGCCCTTCGCATGTCCATGCATGTTGAAAAATATTATCCGTGGTGCAAGCTGATGGTCGACGGGTCATGGATGGTTGGCCCTGATCCAAAGCCGTATACGATTGATAAAAACGGCAATTTGATTGTTGACGGATCATGGAACATAGGAGAACTGATATTTTTTGCCCCGGTTCAAACTATATATCCGTGTATGGCGCAGGGGTTTTTGACTGTGATTCTTCATATAGCATCAATTGGACATCCCATGACGCTAGATCAAGGCGACAGAACCCCGTTGCGTGCCGACGGTTCCTGGAACGTCGGATATGCCAACACAATTAATGCGGTATATGCAGATAAGATAAAAACTCTCATTGATGCTCCATCCCCTGCGATTAAATGGTACGAGACGCACAGGACACAATTGGAATGGCAATATGCGAAAACTCCATGGACATTGGCCAATAACCTGGTAAGCGGTCAACTGGTAAATGGTTCATGGAACGTTGGCGATTCGCCGTTGGGCTTAAGGGCTGACGGGACGTGGGATGCCGGTTTAGATCCGTTGAAAGCTTTTAGCAATATATTATGCGAGATCAATGGATCGGCTCCAGTCGGAGGTGTTTTGATTGGTTATGACGACATTTCTATAGACGGTTCCTGGAACGTCGGCGATTCCGGACCTAAAGCGTACGCAAATATAAGGTACATATAAAGGAGGTGATAACATGGCAGAAGCTGTGATCGTAAATCAATTCAGGGAAAGGCTTGCCAAACATATGTTCGATGGCTCGGCCCTCCCAAAGGTTAAATATATGGCATTTGGAGACGGAGGGCATAAAGCTGATTTAACGCCAAAAGCTATGGATCCTGCGCGTACATCTCTTTATAACGAACGTCTTAGAAAACAGCTCAGCAATGTGTTGCAGGAAGACGCGATGAGCGTCACTGGCGTTGGAAGAATTGAAAGCAACGAGCTGGTTGGGGCAAAAATTTCCGAAGTTGGCCTATTGGATGAAAGCGGATATTTAATAGGCTATAGATGTTTTTCCCCAAAAATAAAGGATGCAGATGAAACTTATGAAGTTGAGATCAAAATAAGGTTCTAATGGAGGTGAAGATTAATGACGTTGCCTTACAGCACCATAGGCAGGCATCCGGACCAATTCCCTGCAATACCATCTGCATGGAATGAAAAATATGAAAAAATAGACGCTAATTTTACCAATGTTGATACAAGACTTACCGGATGTGAAACAGAAATAAGCGGAGCAAAGGGCGATAAGCCAACGCTTGCAGAGATGCTACAATATTTACAGCAACAGGTAGAGGGCGTAAACCCGGACATGCAAAATGCCATCATTTCTGCTTTGCTGCAGGCCATGGATTTTGGAGGCTTGGCGAATAGAGAGATAGTCAAGACCCTTACGCAGAGATTCCAGACAGGTTTCGTCACAATAACAAACAGAGGCATCATAACCGGATGCTCGGTCACCAAGTCGAGCACGGCAACCAGAAACGTTAATCTTGCAGAAGGCAGAATATTTGTGAACGGTATGATTGTGCCTGTTAAGAAAGAAGATAACGGCGCTGCGATTCCGAGCAACTATTCTAGTTCTGACAAGACATGCTACATATATTTAGGATTAGGCAGCAGTGGATGGGAAGCTTTTTGTACTAATCTGGATGAATCTGTCCCGGATGGAGGCGTCCCATTATATAGAGCTGTCGTTCCTGCCAATAATACCGAAGTAAATGATCCGTATCTTGCGAATGTCACTCTATCGGACGTGCGCAGGCTTGAGCCCAATGCGCCAAAGACATTCACGACAGCACCTTTTGTCTATGTCCCACTTCCGTTCAATACCATAAGCAATGATTATGTTGTTGACCTTGACGTCGTGCATTTTGATGGCGGCGGGTATCAATTGGGCTATGTTTATGCTGATGAAAGGGCTGCAAACGGCTTCAAGGTTTGTGCTAACGGTATGGCGGACAACATACAGGTACGCTGGACAATAAGAAAGCTAAATTTATAGGGGTGATGATCAGATGATAATCAAAGAGATTCAACCAGGCCCCTTCATAGACTGGTCTTTGGATGGTACTCTGCTGTCGGTAGGCGATATTCTTATAGATTTGGAGGAGCAGCAACAGGACAGCCAGGCCATTATAGATATATGCGAAA